TATTTCACCACCCGCAAACGCCGCTAGTACCATGCCCACCATCACCAACACCTGCCAGGCCTGCGGCGCCCGGCTCGACCCCAACCAAAACGAGTGGCTGTGCCCAGCCTGTGCCGAGGAGCCCGCCCCCGCGCCCTACTGCGAAGGCCAGTGCGGCATCTGCTCGTGTATCTCTTCACCCCAAACGGCTACGGCCACCCCAAGCAAATGAAAACCGAATCAGAAATACAGGCTGAGCGCGCCAAGGTTCAAGCCGAAATCGACAACCTTAATACGCAACGCGAGCCCCTCATGAAAGCATTTGTGATGCGCCGCACGCAGCCCTATACCGCAGAGCAAGATGCCGAGCTGCTGCGGCTCACGACACTTTTGAATCTGCGAAATACGCAGTTGAAGGTGCTGGACTTCGTGCTCAATGCGGGCAGCTGGTCGGTGCTCAACTGGCAAACTGTCGGCTAGGCCAGTGACCCCAGCCGAATACCGCGCTCACCTCGCCGGCCGGGGCCAGCCCACCCAGGCAGCCCCGGCCAAAGGCAAGCCCAAATGAGCCCCTACGAAGACCCTGCCGTGTCGGCTGGCGAAATAGCCGAGTACCTGTATTCCCCAAAAGCCCCATCTCATGAGAACTGAAAAAGAAGTTGCTGCGCTGCTTGCCAGCCACGAAAAGAACATGGCTGCCGCCAGCAAACGTGAAGAACACTACAGCCACGGTCGCCACGAGGACCGCGAAGAGGCGCTCGCCGCTGCGCATGATTATCAAGCCAGTAAAGACGCCTCAGAGGTGTTGAAATGGGTGCTTTGCCTGGAAACGGACGTTAACTATAAGCACTTATTTCCGAATTCTTAATGCTGCGCACCGCCTCCCGAGTCGATGCCAACCAGCCCGCAATCGTCGAACGGTTGCGGGCTATTGGTGCTTCAGTGCTCCACGTGCACCAGCTCAAGAACTGCTTCGACCTGCTCGTCGGCTACCGCAAGCAGACGTTCCTCTTCGAGATAAAAGACCCGAGCCAGCCACCCAGCGCCCGCCAGCTCACGCCCGGCGAGGCCAAGTTCAAAGCCGAGTGGCGCGGCTCCGAGTACCACGTGGTGCACACATTCGACGAAGCACTGGCCATCCTCACCGCCCGCCCCACCTGCCCACACTGCAACCTGCGTCCCTGATTTCTGCACCCATGTACATTATCCCCGCCACCTGCTCCGCCCAACCCTTACCCGTACTGCCCCGCACCTTCCTGGCCAGCGAGGTCACGGCCGCCGCTGCCCAGGTGGCGCAGCTTGCCCAGAAGCACCCGTCCTGGCCCAGCTGCCGCGTGCGGGCGCAGGTGGCGCGGAATCTGAATATAAGCACCGTGCAGCTGCGCTACCTGCTGCGACAGGCGGCAAAATGAAATCCCGTTACGCTTTTGGCAATCGCGTTACGCTTTTGGCACCTCGCGTTTGTGAGCTGCTGAGGTGGTTGGGAACTTCGGGGTATGCCCTCCAAAACCGGAAAATCCGCTACCCCCAAGCTCGACGCGAAGTATAGCCGCTTCGTGAAATCGTTCTGTGCGGACCCGTCACTCAACGCCACCAGGGCTGCCATCGCCGCCGGCTACAGCGCCAAAACTGCCGCCCAGCAGGCCAGCCGCCTGTTAAGAAATGTTAAGGTGCGCGACGCCATCGAGCAGGCGCTGGCCAAGGCAGCGATGGGCACCGAAGAGATTGCTTCGCACTGGTCGGCGGTGGGCCGCGTGAACCTCTCGGACTTCTTCACTAAGGTGGAGTACGAGGAAGCGACCAAGGTGCAACGCCCACTTATTGAGCGCATTGCCGAGCTTGAGTATCAGATTGATTTTGAAGAGCGCGTTGCGACCCGTCAGCTGTTGAGCGAGAAAGAGGCCGCCAAGCATCAGCTGCGGCAGCAGGACCGCCGCAACACCATTGTGCGCCTGGAAGTGGAGTTGGAGATGAACCCGGCCGCTACCTACACCGCCGAGGGCCCAGCCGTCAAAAAGCACCGGATGGAGCTCGACCTCGTGAAGGCCGACGAGCTGGGCGTGCTCGACCTGGCCAAGTCCATCAAGCCTACGGCGTTCGGCACCGCCATCGAGCTACCTGACCGCCTCGCCGCGCTGGAGCGCCTGGCCAAGTGGCAGGGTATGTTCGTCGATAAGGTGGAGCACAGCGGCTCGATGGGCATCGTGTGGCAGGAAACCAAAACCTACGAGGGTGGGGAGGCCTCGACGGCATGAACCTGACCATCAAGCAAACCAGGGCCCTCGACATTCTCGAAGACACCACCACGACCGAACTGCTCTACGGGGGCGGGGCTGGTGGTGGTAAATCGGCGTTGGGCACCTACTGGGTGCTCAAGAATTGCCTCAAGTACGCTGGCTCGCGCTGGCTCGTCGGCCGGGCCAAGCTCAAAAGCCTCAAGGCTACCACGCTGCTGACGCTGCTGGAAGTCATGCAGCGCCAGGGCATTACCGCGCACCACTATAAGTACAACGAGACCGCCGGCACCTTCACGTTCTACAACGGCAGCATCATTTTCCTGAAGGACCTCTTTCAGTACCCCAGCGACAAGAACTTCGACAGCCTCGGCTCGATGGAGATAACCGGGGCATTCGTCGACGAGTGCAACCAGATTGTGGCCAAGGCCTGGGGCGTCGTGAAGTCGCGGGTACGCTACCGGCTCGACCACTACTGCCACCGCTGCGGTCGGCTCAACCAAGCAGACCCGGCCAACGAGTACCCCGGCAACGAGGTGCTGGCCTACGATGAGAACGGCCAGCCCAATAAATGGCGGTGCGCCGGCTGCGGCGCCGTGACCAAGGGCCTCACCACGAAGGTGCTGGGCAGCTGCAATCCGGCCAAAAACTGGGTGTATGCCGATTTCTACAAGCCCAGCAAGGATGGGACGCTGAAAGCCTACCGGCGCTTCGTGCAGTCGCTGCTCAGCGATAATAAACACATGCCTGTCGCCTATCGGCAAAACCTCGTTACGCTCGACAAGGCCAGCGTCGAGCGCCTGCTGCTGGGTAACTGGGAATACGATGGTGACCCGGCTACGCTCATCGGCTACGACCGGATTTGCGACCTGTTTACCAATGAGTTCGTAGCGGCCGGCCAGCCGGCTATCACGGCTGACGTGGCCCGCTTTGGGGCCGACAAGGCCGTGATTGGCCTGTGGTCGGGCTTCCGGCTGGTCAACGTCGTGACGATGGACAAAAGCAGCATTCCCGAGCTAGTGGCCGTCATCCGGGGCCTGGCCACCACGCACAAGGTGCCTATGTCGCGCATCGTCATCGACGAGGATGGCGTGGGCGGCGGCGTGGTCGACGCGCTGCCCGGCTGCATCGGCTTCATCAACCAGGCCAAGGCCATGCCCTCGCTCGAAGAGATTGAGAAGGCCCGGCGCGAGGGCCGCAACCCGCAGCCCGAGAACTATGAGAACCTCAAGGCGCAGTGCTACTTCCTGCTGGCTGGCTGCATCAACGAAGCCGGCATGTACATCGCTGAGCAGGCCACCACGGCCGAGCAGCGCGAAGCCATCATGGAAGAATTGGGCGCCGTGAAGCAGCGCGACATGGACAAGGATGGCAAGCTGCGCATCCTCAGCAAAGACGACATGAAGGAACTGCTGCCCGGCAAGCGCTCACCCGACTACTCCGACATGATGGCCATGCGCATGCGGCTGGAGCTACAGCCGCCGCCCCCGAAGCCCATCACCACCTACCAATCTTTTAAAGCTCAGTAATGCAGCTATTTCTTCAGCACACCCCGCAGCCCTTCCCTTGGGGTTGCCAGCACTACAGCCTCTATTCGCTCGTGGGCGATAAGCGCCTGCTCGATGACGTGACCGAATCCAACGGCCAGCGCTTCGAAGAGCACGCCCGCTCGCTGGGCTACTTCTTCTCGGTGCTCTACACCGAGTGCAGCCTCACGGTGCCCATGCCCAATTCGGTATGGGAAAGGCTGTTTGGAGGCACCGCCGGCGTCGAGGTGCTGCAAGGCCACGTCGGCCCGTTCCTCATCGACGTGCGCAGCCCTAGGGCCCGCCACGTCATGCACACCGTAGCCATCGCGCTGCGCGCCGCCAGCGAGAGCGAACTGCTCGTGCAGGTATTCGACCCCAGCGCCGCCGGTGAGAAGGAATACGCCACCCTGGCCGACTTCCTGGCCAGCCCCTACGGGCAGGTGTATGGTCTGAAGCAGGTGCTGTTGCTCGAACAGTTTGAGCAGGTTATGCCGCGGGCCTTCGGCCCCGACGCGCCTCACGTGCGCCCCGAGGTGCGCCAGGCCTGGGAAGCCACCCAACTAGCCAAGGAGGCCGCCTGATGCAGTACGTAACCCTACCCGGCGCTGAGCGCGCCACCGACCTGCCCACCCGCTGGGGCGAGGTAACGCTGGGCCAGTTCGCCCGCCTCGCCGAGCTACCCGAGGGTAGCGACGTGTTCAACTTCCTGAGCGTGTTTTTGGACCTCTCGCCCGTCGAGGTGATGAACCTGCCCGCGGCCTTTGTCAACGAGCAGGTACTGCCCGTGCTCGACTTCGCCGCTAGCACCGTGCCCGACTTCGACAGCTTCACGTTGCCGCAGCTCCTGCACCTGCCCGGCGAGACGGCCATCACCGCGCGAAGCCTGCCCGTAGCCCCCTCGCTCGACATCATCACCTTCGGCCAGGCCACCGACCTGGGCGCGCTGCTGCAAGATGCCGAGCTGCCCGTGCTGCAAAAGCGCTTGCGCGCCCTGGCCATCGTCTTCTACCCGGCTTACGTCGGTGGCGACTACGACAGCGACGCCATTACCGACTTCGCCGAAAAGGTGTGCAGCCGTGCCCTACTCGAAGAGGCGCTGCCCATCACCGATTTTTTTTTGAGCAGTACGACCGCATCCGCCGCGGCCACGCCAGCCAGCTCAAGCGCATTCCCGTCAGCGCCGACGAGCGCGCCGCCGGCCTCGAAGCCCTGGTGGAAGAATGGGATGCGCTGGCTGTGGTCAACGCGCTGGCCGCTGGCGACAAGACGAAGTGGCGCTACTTCTGGCGCCTCAGCTGGGGTGAGATAAACACGCTGATTGAGTTCGAGAACCACCAGGCACACTATCGCTATCAGCTCCACAAGCGTCAGGAGCGCAACCGATGAAACTACCGCACGCCATCATCAAAGCCGCCGCCGACACCGTGCTGCCCGGCTGCTTCTACTACCACGGCGAGGCCGAGCTGGCCAACGTCAAGCTCGACGAAACCACCGACGCCGACCGCATCGTGTACCTCGATGACAAGATGCCTTTCCGCTTCGTCACCACCAAGTTCGGCAACATCACGGGCACGGCCTACTCGTGCCTGCTCATGCTGCTGGTGCCCTCGCAACTGGCCGATACCAGCGAGGTACGCGAGCCCCGCGTGGCCGAAATGGTAGATGCCGCGGCGCGCCTGGTGCAGGCGCTGGCCACGCATCCCGATGTGGCCAGCGTCAAGCTCAGCCGCCCCGCCGACGTGCTCTTCAACCAATTCGACCGCAACGCCGACGGCGTGGCCATCTACTTCGACCTCACCCCCCGCGGTGGGCTCAACGTGTGCTTACCCCTTAGCCAGCCGCAGCTATGACAGATTTCGCCCCCATCCTGGCGCGCGAGCTGCTGCGCCTGCACGAAGACGTGGTGGACAGCATGGAAGCCAGCGGCCAGCGCGCCACGGGCCGCACCATCGCGGCGCTGCGCGAGGTGGCCGGCCCCGAGTACGCTGCCCTGGTAGGCCCCGGCCACCTCAAGGCGCTGCGTGATGGCCGGCGGCCCGGCCAGCGCCCGCCCATCGAAGCCATTAAAGAATGGCTGGCCGCCAAACGGCTCGACCTCAACCCGTGGGCCGTGGCCAACAGCATTGCCAGCAAAGGCACGCGCCTGTTTGCTGGCACCGACCCACGATTCCGCAAGCCTACCGACACGTTTGCTGCGCCCATCGCCGCCGCGCTGCCGCGCCTGCGCGTGGCCCTGGCCGAAGCCGCCCGCACGGGCCTGCGCTCTGACCTCGTCACCTTCACTACCAGCCGCCTGTAGCTCATGGCCTGCGACCTCATCGTTACCAGCGTCATCCCGTACCCGCCCACCTCACCGGGCGGCTTCGGCTACGTGGAGATTTACTTCACCACGAGCGACCAGTATGTTAATTTCTCTATCACGGGAGCTGTCAACCAGCCGTATGGCGTAGTTCGAAACACGGGCGTGCTGTACGCACAGTTGCTGCCGGCTGGCGGCTACACCTACACCATTAGCCGGCAGAGTGACCCCACTTGCGTAGCGTCGGCGGACTTTGTAGTTGGGCCTGCGCCCGCGCCCGTTGACCCCAGCCTGAACGACCCGGCCCGCTGGGAGCCGGTGGGCGGCGTGCTGCCCAACCCGGTGCTGCTGAAGGTGGAGGCCAGCCTTACCGATGCCAATGGGGCCGCCCGCGCCGGCCTGCACGTGGAGGTGGAGCTGTGGCGGCCGGCGGCCGTGGCGGCCTTCGTCAGCTTCCGGGCCACGCTGCGCCAGGCGGTGCAGTACGTCGATGCCGCGCCCTACCTGCGCGCTGAGCTGGTGGCCCTGCAACGCTACGCGGCCACGGCCAGCAGTCCGCTCATCGATGCAGATGCTTCGCTGCGCTTCTACTACCGCTACCGCGTGGTGGATAAGGCCGGCCCCGAGCAGTGGCTGACCCGCGCCGGCGAGCGCTACGCCGTGCTGGCGGCCCTGCCTGAGGCGGCCGACACTATGGCACCCTACGTGGCCGACACGACCGGCGCCGTGGCCAGCGTCTTCGACGACTACGAGGGTGCGCAGTTCGTCGGGCTGCCGCTGGAATGCACCGTGCTGCTGCCTCCTGCCACGCCCGGCCAGGACCGCTGGGCTGAGCTGCGCTACCTCGACGCCTACCGCAACGAAGTTGAAATCCGCTCCTACGCCCTGGCCCCTACACTGCCGGCCGGGGTGCTGCGCATTCCGCTGCCCGCGGGCGTGCTGCCCTGCGCCGCCTACGTCGAGGTGTCGGTGCGCGATGATAACCGCGCCTACGCCGGCACCTGCAGCGGCACGACTACTCCTACACCTCTACCTACACCGGGGCACTTGCTGACCAACGGTGGCTATCTGCAATTGTAAGTTATGGCTAATCCTGCCAATACCGCCGCCCGCACCACGCAGGATGAGCGCATTCCTGGGCTGCCGGTGCTGCCCGCCGGCACCAATGCCGCCACGCTCACGGTGCCCGTGTACAACACGGCCACCGATAGGACGCACCAGGCCCCGCTCGGCGGCCCGGTGCCGACGACCAACGTCGTGCCTGGCGGCGCGAAGGTGGTGCAGTACCGCGATTCCCGCCTCTACGGGGTGCCGGCCGGCGCGCTAACCCTCGACCGACTCAACCCGCTCACCATCGCGCCCGGCACGCTGGCTACGGTAGATAACCCGGCCGACCAGCCGCTGACCGTCACCAAGCCGCCGCAGCAATATGTGGCCACGGTAGTGGCCGCGGGCACGGCGGGCGCGGTGGCCGTGCCGCGCTATATCGGCGCGGCGGCGGGCGATGAGGTACTTATCGTGTGGCAGGAGGAGGTTCCCATCTGGAAGCCAGTAGATGCGCTGGAAGTGCCAACCAGCGCCCGGGGCGTGGTTGGGCTGGGACTGCATGATGCGATTGTATGGCTGGCCAATCATTTGGGCCAGGGAGTTACTCCTACGCCCGTGCCGACTATCACGGGCTTTATGCCAATGAGCGGCGCACAGGGCAGCACGGTAGTGCTAGCTGGCACCAATTTCACGGGCGCCACGCAGGTGAGCATCAACAGCGCCGTAGTAGCCAGCTTCACCGTGGACTCGGCCACGCAGATTACGGCGGTGCTGACGACCACCCAGGCCACGGGCAAGGTCCGCGTTACGACGCCGGCGGGTACTGCCGTGAGCAGTGCCGACTTCACGGTGACAATGGCCGGCCCCGGCACTGACCAACTTATCCCGTTTGTAGATAGTGATTTCGCCAACAGCGTGCGCTATCCAGATGCCAATACGCTTTCGCCGTTTGCTACTGCCACGCTCAGCACCAACAGCCCGTACTTAGACCTAGATGTATCCTGCGCCGTGCAGAACGCTGGTCACGGCGACTACCAGGCGCTAGCCGTGTACGTCAATGGCGTTTACGATGGCACCACCACCAGCGGCGCAGCGCGCACCACCACGCGCTACACCTTCGCCCAGGCGCCCGCTGGCCAAGTAACCGTGCAGCTCGTTACCAGCGGCCAGGAGCGCCCGCAGGACCAAAACGATGCCGCGGGCTCCATCCTCTACAGCGCTCAGGGCGCGCCCGGCACGGCTACCAGCAAGGTAGCGGTAGTGCGTAAGAGCAAGCGGATTTACGTGTTCGGCGACTCGCTCTGCAATGGCATCGGCACCAATCCTAGTCAGCTATATGCGTGGGTGCGGGTATTCCTGGCGGCGCACCCAGACTATGAAATCTGCGTGGAGGGCTCGGGCTGGCACTCCGCCAGCCGCTCGTACCAAACCACCGCACTACGCCAGGCGGCAGCCGACCGGGCGCTGGCCTACCTGGCCGGCACCACGGAAGCGCACACCATCCAAATGCTGTCGGCTAACGACTTCCTGCAAGGCTGGGGCACAGCGGCCGACGTGAGCGCCTACATGGGCGATTTGGCCGATAAGATTCACGCAGGCCGCAGCAGTGTTGTGGTGCACGTCAGCACTGGCCTCAACATTGCCCCCGCGAAGGCCAGCGGCTGGGAAAGCTACCGTTCCGCCCTGCGCGGCCTCAACAACTCGCAGCGCAATACGTGGCTGCGCATTATCGAAGGCACTAACCTGGTGGACGTAAGCAAGGTAAGCGGCGACGGCGTGCATTACACGGCCGCCGGCTATGCCGACGAGGCCGCCAACATTTTTACAGTGCTCAGCGCCGCGCCCACTGGCCCCGTCATTGTGCCGCCAGTTGATGCGGGCACGATGGTGACCACGCTCGATGCTGCGGCCAACAGCTATTGGGAGGTGCAGAACTCGGAGTATACCAACTACATGGGCACCTACCCCGCCCTCACCATCGTGCTGGAAATGGAGCTGCCGGACTACTCCAAAAACCAGTTTCTGTTTGCCAAGCAGGTTTCGGTGCAAACGGCCAGCGACCGCACGCTCGGCATCTATTTGTTCAATAGCGGCCTCTACGCGGAGTTCTTCGCCAATAGCGTGCGCTACGAACTCTCGATTCCAGCCAACTTGCTCAGCCTCGTGGGCAGCCAGCGCTACGTGGTGGCTTTCCGCTATAATCCCCAGGGCGTGACGCTGTTCTGCAACAACCAGCAGGCGAATACGGCCAACCCCGGCGCCGACCTGGCCGTGAGTAGCACGCCCATCCGGTTCGGCTCAGTCCTTTCAGGTGCCGGCGCGGGCCTGGCCTACACGTATGGCGTGCTGCGCAATGTCTCTATCCTGACGCGCTCTTACTCCGATGCGGAAATCACCACCCTGCGGGGCAATCGCGGTGTACTCAGCAGCAGCCAGTTGGCTGAAGCCGCCACGCTGGGCAGCTGGCCGCTAACCCGCAAAGACGCTAGCAGCCCGCTTTCGCTCAACCTGGTAAGTGGTGCCTCGCCCGTGCAACTCATGCCGCGGCCCTCGGCTGTTATCCCGGCCGGCGCCACTGTGCAGGAAAACGATGCGCGGATTACCACCACTGGCACCTGGCAGATTTACAACAGCGGCGATAGTTATGCTGGCAGTCGCCAGTATGTAAACGGCAATGACGAGGGCGCCAAGTCCTTCACCACCACCGCCACGGTGCTCACGCTGCGTAACCAGGTAGCGCCTTACTGCGGCGAGTTGGGCATTTATGTAGATGGCAGCTTATTCGCTACCTGGAATCAATATGCTGGCAGCGAACAAGTAGGCAGCTTTACCACGCCCCCGATGCCGGCGGGGACCAAGCAGGTCGAGCTGCGCAAAACCACGGCTGGCGGGGCTTATCTCATCATTATTGACCAACTGGAGTTTAGCTAGCACTCAGCGCGCCACGCTACTTGCGTGGCGCGCTAGTCCAGCGCTGCCACTCTTTTATTTGGTCATCAACAGCTTTTTCCTGCTCAGCCTCAGCTTTGCCGGCAGCCCACATTTCCTCGCCTTGCTCATCGTCAAAAGGGTAGGGAGTAGCCTCCATGCCAGCTTTAATACGAGCAACTATCCAGTGCCAAAGTTTTTTCATAAAACAATTGAAAATGAAGATATCGGGGTAGCGGCTAGCGTTCCAAATAAGCGATTAGTTTTTTGCCTAGGTTCTGGAAAGGTATTTCGATTAACCGATAGAAGACAGTGGCGAGCATTATACTAATACCCAACACGATTAGATACCGGATACCAAAATCAAGTAGCGCGGTTGTCAATCTGGTAGGACGCAAAAACTCCTCATGGTGCAAAACCTGCAAGGTGTAGAGCACTGCAAAATGAACGAGGTACAAGCTAAAGCTTATTTCGCCAATATAATTAATTATCGGATTTACTAGCGCACGTGGCGCGTGCAAGCTCAGGGCGATTGCCAGCACTACAAACGCTGCGGCAAACCAAAAGTGCTGACCAGCGAAGGTTACCGACTCGGTCGGGTAGGGTAAGCCCGTACTGAGAAGTGACAGCGCTACTCCTGCAACTAGCAAGTAGGTGCTTGCGCTCATCTTTTTAGACTGTCCGTCGTTTGCTAGTAACAGGTAAAGCATAATACCAAACCCAAAGATTGGCAACTGATTAGGAAAATAAAAGAAAAGAAATTGTCCCCAGGTATTCTCCTCAGGTGCTAGATGCAATGGCGTTATAAAAAATGACAACAGGCTACTGACAGCTATACCGGCCGCAATGAATCGCGCGCACTGGTCTATGGTCTTAATCCTTGTGAAGAGCCACGGCGCTAAGCAGTAGAACCAAATCTCAACGGTAATGCTCCAGCCTCCGGGCACTACCCCATTTATCCAATAGGGATTAAGACCATGCAGAAAAGTTAGGTTAGCTAAAACGCTACTAGTGGTTATGCTAGGCCTAGGCTGCACCAGTGTGAACCAGAGACTGTAGAAGAGAATGCCCAAATAATACATGGGCGCAATTCGGAAAAGTCGCCGCAAAAAGAAATTGCGGGTAGGATGCTTTTCTTGCTTGCGGTTGGCCATCGACCGCCAGAGTGTAAAGGCACTGGCTACGAAAAAAAGCTGAACCCCTCGCCCTCCTTGATAACTAATGGAAGTTACTAAGCTATTCAAGTAGGGCCTGTCTGCGCTGAACTGCACGACGTGCACTAATACAACACCCAGGATGGCGAAGCCACGAAGGGCATTGATGTATTGCAGTTTGCTAACTGCCTTTACAGCAGCGTTTTGGGATATTAACACTATAGATTCTGCTCTAAGTCGGCGACTGTATACACTACAAAGCTAACCTCGTCATACTATGCGGGCTCTTTGCTGCTCTGCTAAATCGCGTTACGCTTTTAAAGGCTTTTTTTGGCAAGCTTTCAGGCGGTTGAGAACTTAGGGGAATTATGCAATACTTGGCAAAGCCTTTGACACTTAGAATTGAGCATTGTGTTCAAACCGATGCACCATATTTAAGATTTTTAACGCCGCTCGGCACCTGGGAGGGCTGGCTCTTTGCCGGCGACCACGATAACAAAATAGACCTGGCTGAGGCCTCTGACATCAGCAGCGCCGACCAGCGCACTAGCGTGGCCGTGCGCCGCGCCGGTATCGACACGCTCACGGTGCGCACCGGCGACCTGAGTGAAGCTCAGCACCAGGCGCTCAGCACCATCCTCGACAGCCCGCAGGTATATCGCCAACTGCCCGATGGCACGCGCATCCCCGTGCTCGTGGCCGCCAACGCCAGCGCCACCCGCACCAGCAGCGATGGGCGCTATGAGTTGCTGCTTGATGTAAAACTACCCGCCCGTAATAGCCTCACGCACTAATGGCCTACCAAATAAAGTACGCCGACGGCTCGGCGCAGGTGCTCAGCGGGCGCGTGGCCATCACCAAGCAGGATAATAACATCTTGCAGCCTAGCTCTGTACAGGCCTCGTTTAGTACCACCATTTCGCTACCTGCCGACGTGGCCACGCATAAGCGACTGGAGCAGCCGCAGCTTGGCACGAGCCTGAGCGATGCGCCCTACGCGGGCACGGCCGTGGCGCTGGAGGCCAGCGGCGTGGAGGTGCTGCCCGGTGCGCAGCTGCGCCTCGACGACTACACCCCGCGCGCCGGCTACACCGGCCGCCTGCTGGCCGGCAACAAAAGCTTCTACGATTTACTCGTCGGGCCTGACGGGGACAAGCTGTTGCGCGACCTCGACCTATCGGCCTTCGACCACGACTGGAGCTTGGCCGCGGTGGCGGCCGGGGCTGGGCATACCAGTTGGCAGCAGGGCTACGTGTACGACCTCTACGACCGGGGCCTGGGCGCGCCGCCACTGCCGGCTGCCGGCAGCAGCAAGCTCTACGAGGCGGGCTACTGGCCCACGGCCTACGCCCGCGCCGTGTGGGAAGCCATCTTTTTGGGCGCGGGCGTGAAGTGGTCGGGCGACTTGCCGGCCATCTTCGACACGGCCCTACTGCCGGCGGCGCAGCCCTATGGCTACAGCGCGCAGGTGCGCGCCGACCACGAGCTGGTGGCGGGCTACGCGCCCAGCTTCCAACGCCAGCGCTTCTACGACGAGCAGGATGCGCGCCTGGCCGTGACGTGGGTGCAGCCCTACCAGCGTCAGGCATCCGTAAACCCGCCCGCGCCGGCCGTGAACTACCAGGACCTGCACCAGGGCGGGGCTGTGAGCTTCGACCCGGCCACCAACAGCTACACCATCAACCTGCTGGGCTTCTACGACCTCAAAGCCGAGCAGGACGTGGCCATCTACTGCAACACGGTGCTGCCCGGCGAGGTGAGCGCCACGCTGGAGGTACGCGTGAACGGGCAGCTCGTGGGCAATGATGATAGCATCCGGGGCGCGGGCAACCTTGACACCACGCTCACGGCCCTGGCCGAGCGCCAGCTGCTGTTTCCTGGTGACACAATTGCCGGCCACTACAAGTTCGACCGCTGGAGTGGTACCGGCGGCGGCCCCTTCGATGAAAGCTGGGACTTGCTGCCGAATGGAAGATTGACTGTTCAGTTATTGGCAGACTTTCCGCCTTCGGGGAGGGTCAGGTTGCAGGATTGGTTGCCTGACATGAGCCAGAAAGATTTCGTGAAAGGCATCATTCAGCTCTACGGCCTGACCCAGACCACCGACCCCTACACCGGGGCGGTGCTGTTCCGGCGCACCGCGGCCGTGCTGGATAAGCAGCCCGGCGGCGGGGCTGATTGGTCGGAACTGCGCGACGGCTCGCAGCCGGCAAAGCGTAGCTGGAAGCTCGGGGACTTCGCTCAGCGCAACTGGTTTCGGTGGAAGGCCGATGAGAGCAACACGGCTTACCAGCAAGCGCAGTTTGAACAGAGCCACATCGGCCAGCCCTGGAATGCCGACGCGGCCAAAGCCGCGGCGCTGGCCTTCGCTGCCGGCTACCTCGACAACGGCGCGGGCGATACCAGCCTCGACGTGGCCAAGGACGTGCTGACGCTGCCCTTTGCGGCCACGCTGGCCGGGGCCGAGGGGTTGCTGCTGTTGCCCTACTGGAAGCCCAAAAAGGGCACCGACTACCTGGCCGACTTGCAGGTGATTCAGGATGCGCTCGACGATGGCACCTACAGCCAGGCCGAGGCTGAGGCGGCGCGGGCGAAGGCCTTGGCCGATGACTTCGACACGCAGGAGCCCGAGCCCCGGCTGGTGTACCAGCGCGCCGACCTGCGGCTGGTACAGCTGGTGGATGACGTAGGCGCTACCCAGCAGGTGGCCATGCGCCTGAGCTACTTCGTGGACGTCAACCAGCCCGAAGATTTCGACTTTACCCGCTCGCTGCTACCACTGTACTACCCGCACCTGGCGGCCGCGCTGGCTCGGCCCTTGGTGCTGCGGCCCTACGTGTACCTGAGCGCGGCCGACGTGGTAGCCTTCGACCAACTCGTGCCCGTGTGGCTCGACGATGAGCAGGCGTGGTTCTTCGTCAATAAGGTGGACGCTTGGGAGGATAGCCAGCCCAGCACGGCGGTAGAATTGATTCGGCTGCTATAAGTTAGCAGAACAAGATTATATTTTATTGAATATTTGTAGGCGCGTTTTTAATATATTCCTTAATGTATTCCATATTTCCACCTAAACCTTCTTTCTGCACCATTCTAAATACTGGCTTGACATTTAGAGCGTGACCTACAAGGTTACGAGCAGAATTTGGCTTACTAGCTATGTATTCATCAATAATACTCAATCTATCGTATGTATATTCATTAAGCTCAGTCATATTAAAAATGCACGTATACATTGGGAAAGCTATATCATCGTTATAGCCTCCTGCTTTCATGTCAGCCTCTATGACAAACATATACCACCCAAGTGCCCTATCGTAGTCTTTATTTTCAAAGGCAATTCTTGCATCTAAAAGCCTAGGAATTTTGGATAATCTTTGTGTTAATCCATCAATACTGCTCATCACCTCCTGCTTTTGGCCAGTAAGTATTGAATCTATTAATTGCTTAAATGAATCAAGTTCCCTATTATTTGCTTCGCGTAATTGCAATTCAAGAGCCTGCGCTCTAGTCGTAGCCGCCGCT